CCCGCTGGACTATCACGCCCCCGACTTGCGGTGCTTCACCTTAAGTTGATCAATCTGTCTAACTACAGCGAACTGCATAATACCCGACAGCGGTGACTTCCCGTACGGAAAACCAGATTGCTTTAAGTCGCTTTCAATCCGGCCAATCCCACCACCCTTACGAAGAATGGTCGTCAAATCCATGTTCTGGATGAACATATCATGTGTATACAGGAAATTAGCAAGCGCAGGGAACTTTGGATGGTACTTACACGACTCAGCTTGTTGAAGCCACCTCACTGTATCGTCATATGCAGTCCACGGTTTTGTTAGCCTTTCATAGGACAACATACCATTAAGACTCCGCATAATGGGTCTCACTCCTACATTTAACCCATTTACTGTATATGACAGAGAATGTAGATTTTGCAGGAAGTACACATTCTCACGAGACAAACCCCCCTTATCATCATTAAGTGTTAATCCTAGATCCGCAGCAGCCGATCGAATATCGTCAAATTCAAAAGGCCTTCTCATTAACCAAATGCCATCATCACCTTGAACTACCAAAAGTGATACTTCGTTTCTAGTCATGTAGGCACAATAGTGTGCAGCTATTATATGCACAAAACTATCGATCAGATTGGTCAAACCACTTCCCGACGGGACCGATCCTTGCCTATCAACGAAAATGCCAATTGGTGTCATCAGTCCGATATTAAGGAACTGAGACTCTACGTAATCAATAAGACTCTCACTCCGCGTGGTGAAAACGGCTCGAATCGCGTCAAAAGCCATATGTATCAGTGTTTCATTAACACTCTGATCAAAAGAGCTAAAATCCACACTAATTATGTCAGTCGTCGCTTTTCCCATTATGTACGTCACGGCTACATCGACAGTCTCACTGACGTTCCAGGCACTAAACTCTATCTTACTGGAAAGGTAAGGCAGGAGGGCCATTTGGATCATCAATTCAATAATAGTTATGTAGTGAGGATAACCCCAAACCACGCGTTGTTTAGGTATCTCATGATACCCACGAGGTTGTGTCCGTGAATACAAACTACAAGGATCTCCAAAATCTAATCTGAAGCCCGAGTCTATTACCATCTCCGCCAATTCAAGAACAGCATCCCGAGCACTATTATCACTCGTAAAGAACGGAGCTCCTAAATTAGTTCCATGCGGCATGTTGAGGAATGCATCGTATGCATCTATTGGTTCAATTCGTCGTGTGGGCATGATTTTCATAAGCTGGTCAAATGCATAATCCAACCCCTCCTGATCCATTCGAGACTCATCTTTGTTACCAAAGTAAGCTTCCACGGTTGGGAGTCTATCCTCGAAAGGCTGTTGGATAGAATAGGGTCCAATCTTTTCAAATTGTTCACGTTCCAGCTCGTCTAAAGCATGCAACCCACTAGGAGTTACTTCTCCTAAGAGACCAAGCCCCAAAACTTGACGTTTGTCATCAGGGGCAGGATCGTCCTTTCCGATTAAGGGGGAGACCAGATCCTTGTCATGTCCCTTATTAGTGGCATTAAGATTAGAGACGACACGCTGGACTGCATCTGCCGATAAGCCTTCCAGGTATCGATCAACGCTCAACCTCTTCATTAGTACTCTCCAATTCCCTTGGCATTAGCTGAACACGCAC